TCCGTTGCTCTCGTGGCGCAAACCCTGATGGTGGTGTCGCTGCCCCGCGGTGGCGCCCACGGAAGCCCTGCATCGGTGCGCTCCGATATCAGAACCGCCACCGTGTCGGTGTTCGCGCAAACAAAAGCATTCTGACTAATTCCTGCACGCTAGCGCCTCCAGGCTGCCCTGCTAGACTCTCCGTCAACAGCCAACCCCCCGGGGGGGGGCAGACGTAAGTCAGGGACCTTTCGAGCGGACACCGGTGCTGGCCTGCAATTTTCACAACCGCGAATTTGGCAAGGGGGGTCCAGCGGAGCGGCAAGAGGGCGAACGCCCGGAACTGCGGGCTTCCGGTCCCTCAGGAGGCGAGATGAACGCGCGAGATCAGTCGACCAACTCCGCAGACGAACGGGCGCTGCAGGTGGAGTACCGCCCCCTCGACCGGCTGATCCCCTACGCCAGGAACGCCAGGACCCACTCCGACCGACAGGTCGCGGAGATCGCCGCCTCGATCCTCGAGTTCGGCTGGACCAACCCGATCCTCGTCGACGGCGACAATGGCGTGGTGGCCGGCCACGGCCGGCTCCTGGCGGCAAGGAAGCTCGAGCTGAACATGGTGCCGGTGATCGAGCTCAGGGACATGAGCGAGGCGCAGAAGCGCGCCTACATCCTCGCCGACAACCGGCTCGCCCTCAATGCGGGCTGGGACGATGCGATGCTGGCGGCGGAGGTGGCCGATCTCAGCTCCCTCGGGTTCGACCTCGGCCTTGCCGGCTTCGAGGCATATGAGATCGAGAAGCTGCTCGACATGCACCGGGACGGCGATGCTCCCTCGTTCCCGGACGAGGCGCCTTCCCCTCCGGCGGATCCCGTGACGCGGCCGGGGGACCTCTGGTGCCTCGGTGACCACCGCCTTCTCTGCGGCGATGCCACGCGGCCCGAGGACCTCTCGCGCGGGTGCTGGAGGGTGGGCTGGCGGACATGGTCTTCTCCGATCCTCCCTACAACGTCGCCTACGAGGGCAAGGGCCACAGGCGGATCGCCAACGACGCGCTGGGGACGGAGTTCGCGGCCTTCCTGCGGACGGCCTGCGAAGGGATGCTGCAGGTCACGAAGGGCGCGATCTACATCTGCATGAGTTCCTCCGAGATCGGCACGCTGAAGCAGGCCTTTGAGAGTGCCGGCGGCCACTGGTCGACCTTCGTCATCTGGTCGAAGACCAGCTTCACGCTCGGCCGGTCCGACTACCAGCGTCAGTACGAGCCGATCCTCTATGGCTGGGCGAAGGGCTCCGACCACTACTGGTGCGGCGCAAGGGACCAGGGCGACGTCTGGCAGTACGCCAAACCGGTGCGCAACGACCTCCACCCGACGATGAAGCCGGTGGCGCTGGTGGAGCGGGCGATCCGCAACTCCTCGAAGTCGCGGGACACGGTGCTCGATCCCTTCGCCGGCTCGGGCAGCACGCTGATGGCAGCGGAGGCGACGGGGCGGCGGGCGGCGCTGGTCGAGCTCGATCCGGCCTATTGCGACGTGATCGTCAAGCGCTGGCAGGAGCAGACCGGCGGCACAGCGGTGCGCGAGGACGGCGCGCCATACGACGCTTTAGCCGCGGAGCACCCAGTGACGGAGCCACAGATGACGGAGGCGGCCGAATGACGGTGCGAGCAGCACAGACGCGAGCAGCCCAGACGCGATCGGCATCGCTGCTGGAGGCATCGGCCAATGTCGGCGCCGGGTTTCTCCTGGCGCTCATCACCCAGCGCGTTGCCTACCCGCTGTTCGGGATCGAGACGACGCTCGCCACCGACAGCGCGATCGCCGCCCTCTTCACGCTCGTTTCCCTCGCCCGCTCATATCTGCTGCGCCGCCTCTTCGAGCGGCTCGGCACCAGCTGAGGAAAGACCACAATGCGCGGCAGGAAGCCCAAGCCAACCCACCTGAAGGTGATCGCCGGCAATCCGGGCAAGCGGCCGCTCAACCGGCACGAGCCGAAGCCCGGCTTGGAGGTGCCGACCTGCCCCTCCCATCTCTGCCCCGCCGCCAAGGCGGAGTGGAAGCGGCTCGCCCGCCAGCTCCTCGACCTCGGCGTCGTCTCCACGCTCGATCGTGCCGTGATGGCCGCCTACTGCCAGGCCTATGGCCGCTGGGTGGAGGCGGAGCGCCGGCAGAAGGAGGCGCCGCTGGTGATCCGGCTGCCCTCCGGCGTCATCCAGCAGAGCCCCTTCGTCTCGATCGCCAACAAGCAGCTGGAGCTCATGCACAAGTTCCTCGCGGAGCTTGGCCTCTCGCCCTCCTCGCGCAGCCGCGTCTCCGCTCATCCAGGCGCGCTCGGCCACGAGACGGAGGACGCGAGGGCGTGGCGGGAATACCGGGAGACGTATGGATGAGCGGCCGGGTCCGGATCCTCCTGTCGGCTCTCTGCACGCTGTCTGCCGCGGCGTTCGTGCTGACCATCACCACCATGCCGCTGTGGATGGCTACGGAACCGCGTGTCGCTGTAATGGCAGGAGTGCGATGACATGCGCGGCAGGAAGCCGAAGCCGACGGTACTGAAGCTGCTCGAGGGCAACCCCGGCCACCGTCTTATCAACCGGGACGAGCCAAAGCCGCATCTGTGCATCCCGACCTGTCCGGCGCATCTGTCGCCGACGGCGAAGGCGGAGTGGAAGAGGCTCGCCCGGCAGCTCCACGACATCGGCATCCTGACGGCGCTGGACCGTGGTGCCCTTGCCGCCTACTGCCAGGCCTATGGACGATGGGCGGAGGCTGAGAAGAACCTCAAGCAGACGCCGGCGCTCCTGAAGACGCCCGCCGGCTACGCCCAGCCGAACCCGTGGCTCGCCATCGCCAACAAGAACCTCGAGCTGATGCAGAAGTTCATCGGTGAACTCGGCCTCTCGCCTTCCTCGCGCAGCCGCGTCACCACCAGCCCGTCGCTCCGCCCGAAGCCATGGGAGTTCGGCGGCGGCTACGACGATGAGGACGAGTTCGTGGTGTGAGGCGGCAGGCGGCCCAGCCAGTGCTAGCGGATCCGTGCCGGGCGACGGTCTGATACGAGGATTATCTGCGCTGGGATTTGGCAGAGCTGTTTACTGGCGTTGCGCGCGCGAGAGATGACAGCCGACCAAGCGGCTGCCAAAAACGAGGAGCTACATCTCGGCATACTGGCGTGGCCGGCTGCGCCCTCTCTCGTTTGACGCCCTGTCGGCGATAGCGGTGGAAGGTTGACCCTGCACGACGTTCTTGCTCACCATTCGAGGCGAGAGACCGTGGGTGCCAACCGCCCATCGTTTCCCCCATGTGGCACTGAGGATTGCGGCGGTTCGACAGCGCCATCGCTTCGACCGACTGATCCTCGTAGTCTGCTGACCTGACGAGGCCGACGCGTGAGACGCCGCGAACAGGAAGGACCCATGAGCACGATCGAACGGGCAGCAGCCATCGCTGAGCAGGCGCACGCGGATCAGGTCGACAAGGCCGGCGCTCCGTACATCACCCACCCGACCCGTGTTGCGGGCGCCGTCGAAGGTGAGGAGGCGAAGATCGTCGCGCTCCTTCACGACGTCGTGGAGGACAGCGAATGGACGCTCGACCAGCTCCATGAAGAAGGGTTCTCCGATGCCGTCATCAAAGCCGTCGATGCTCTCACTCATAAAGATCGAGAGGACTATTTTAACGCCGTTCGTCGCGCCAAGGCCGACCCGCTCGCGCTGATCGTGAAGTTGGCCGACCTCGCCGACAATTCTGACCGGACGCGCCTCGGCGAGGTCACCGAGCAAGACGAGCGGCGGCTGGAGAAGTACGCCAGAGCCCGAGACATCCTGCTGGAGGATGAATGATCTGTCTCGCGCTCGTCCTGGCCTTCAGCGCCTCCACCGCGACAGCTGATGTGCTCCCCGTCTGCTCCGGCGGCAACCGCGCCGAGCGGAAGCTTACCTGCATCGTTGACGGCGACACCGGCTGAGAGAACGGCGTGAAGTGGCGGGCGCTAAACGTCGATACGCCGGAGATCAGCCAGCCGGAATGCGCCGCTGAGCAACGGCTGGGCCTGGAGGCTCGCGATCGGCTGCGGGAGCTGATGGGCACGGCTACACGATCAAGTGGACCGGCGACCGCGGCCGATACGAGCGGGAACTGGCGCACGTCATCCTCGATGACGGACGAAACGCTGGCCAGGTGCTGATTGACGAAGGGCTCTCGCAGCCATGGCCGAATGAGGGAAATCGCTGGTGCCGGTAATTGGTGCGGAGCAGAGATAGAACTGCGCGAAGGACAGACGAAGTGGGCGCACCGACAAGATGCGCCCACTGCCAGTTATTAGTTGGTCGAACCGCTGGAGCCAGAGCCCGTTGTGGATGCCCCGCCGGAGTTACCGGACGAGCCGGACGTGGTGCCGCCAGTCGAGCTTCCTGAAGCATCCGAATCCGCGCCGGTCGAGCCCGTGTCGCCGGAGCCGGAGCCGCTGGAGCCAGAGCCCGTTGTCGAACCGCCACCTGCACTGCCTGTCGAACCTGACATAGCCCCGCCCGTCGACCCACCGCTCGTGTTCCCGGTGTCGATGATCATCATCACGCTC